CGAATTATCGCTTCCCAGGTCATCCTGACCTCTCCCACTACTTTGTAGTGTACTACCAATCATCAACTGAATGGCTATCGTATGGCGACTATCTCTCAGACCGATACTAAAAGGACCGTTTTCAAGACTAAAGAAGTCTTTCTGTCTTGTAACCAGTCTACAACTATCACTATGTCTCAGCCTACTCGTACTTACGAAAAAACCGTCACTAAGTTGGTACCTCTGGACCCTCCTCGACCTCGTCCCGCTGATATGATATCAGCAATGACTAGTTACGATAAGGTTATCACGCAAGAACTCCGTACAGGTTTCTATAGAAGAGACCTGATGGAAAAATCTCCTAGTTTTTGTGGTTCAGGAAAACCAGGCTATCGATATACTCAATATTGGTTTGCCTTTCCTCCTACTGGTAGCTGGCCTGTTTCAAAGCCAGTTCCAAAGGATTGGTCAACAGGTGTTCTTCTTCAATTAAAAGACACCCGTATGAACTTAGGAACCTACCTAGCCGAATATAGAGAGACTTGCTCTCAATTCGGCTCACTCGCTAAAGATATGTTTCATATATTTAACGAAGTGAGAACTGGGAAATTCTCGAAAATAGTAAAGAGGATACAATCTCATACTACGCTTGGTGATTTAGCTAATGCTAAACTCGCTTACGCGTTTGGGATTGCCCCTACTATGAGTGATTTGTCAGAGGCTCTTGATAGGCTCAATAGTAATGAGAACCTGTCCCTGTTTAGACGTTTCACGTATAAACAGGACTGCGATGATAATCTAGATTACCAAGCTTGGCAAGGTAATTATAAAATCAAGCAGCGCATCGTTTACTACATGGAGATGGATACTAATATAGATCCTAACTTCACGGCTGGTAATCCTGCCGAAACTTTATGGGAAGCGATTCCCTTTAGCTTCGTTATAGATTGGATGATCCCGATTGGGGATTATCTTTCAGCTATCGATGCAATGACAGGATGGAGATTTAAAGCTGGTTGTATTTCCACTAAAGAATTAATGTGGATGACACCAGAATTAACCCCTCCACCACCGTATGGATGGCTAGAGAAACCGCAAGTCAATTATCACTCCTATCAAAGAGCGACGTTATTGTCTTTGCCGAAGTATCCAGCACTCCCTACATATGAACCTTCAAAATCGCTAAACTCCGTGTTAAACGGCCTAGCTTTATTGAAACAACTTAAATCGTCAATTTGACGGCGTCATTGGGCGTTACCCAACTACGAGAAATACTATGCCTGCGGCAAGTACTATAACAATTGCAGATAGCGTTCCTGCTAACCACGTTTTCAATCCTCAATCCGCTACTCCTGGCGATGCTGTTTTCTTAAATAGAAATGGCAACTCAGTGGCAGCTGCTGAGGTTTTGAAACTGAAGTATAGCGCTGCTACCTCGCAACGGGCAACCGATCGTATTAACATTAGACTGCAAGATCCTCTTGAGAGAGGTGATGCGGTTAACGGTTATACAATCGCTGGTTCTTGTTTGTTTGACGGTGACATTGTCATCCCAGCTCAAGCTACAGCAACCGAAAGAGCGAACTTTGCCGCTTTGGTAAAGAACGCCCTAGCCAATGCAGTTATCAATAACTACATAGGTACCGGTGAAGTTGTCTGGTGATAGTCTTATCGGACTCATCACTACACACTTCGTAGACCCCAACTTTTGGTTGATGGTTCTAATTCTGTTCTTGTTCTTGAGGAAATGACATGAAAAAGCCGAGTCGCGTTTGTTTCGCAACCGACTATTCAAATGAGTTATCATTTGAGATCACCGTAGTAAACCACCTTTGTGAGATCGTTGATTCACCGCGTTCATTAGCTGTATTTCTGCTAATAAATAACGGGGAGTTTCAACAATATTTAGATCTCACTATCGATCCAGGTCTATATGATTCCTATGATAAATTTGCTGATGACTATTTAGTCACACAAGTTTTGTCTAAGAGTCCTAATTTACCTTTGGATATCGATAGGAAACAAGTGGCCCTGTCCTCTTTTAAGGAGGGCGAGGCGCTCTGCGCTAAAACCAATGAGAGATGGAGATCTCGTAGACCGGATTGGTCTTATGATTTGGAACGAGAGATCGGTCTGATCCTCGGCTTCGAATCAAAAGATTTTTATTCGGTTGTCGAGTCTATATTCTCCGGACCTATGGATGTTGGTCCAGGTGCGACTACTTCAGTACGTGGTGAAGGGTCTGTCCGCTCTGATAAATACGATGACGTAGTTCATCTAACCACTGCTGTTTATCCATTTTTTCGCTCTCTATTCGGAGATCTTTACGCTAATCACGTGAAGCCAACGATAGTTCGAGGGAATAAATGGAGCGCTGTTCCGAAGAACGCAAAAACCGATCGCGGTATCTGTGCTGAACCTGACGTTAACAGTTCCTGTCAACGTAAGTTAGGCACTTTTATTCGCGGTAGGCTTCGTGCGTTTGGGATTGATCTAAATGATCAAAGCATAAATCAACAGTTAGCTTGTCAAGCTTCAGTCCTTGGTCTTTGTACCATAGACTTGAAGATGGCTAGTGATACTATGGCTTATGTACCCCTCCTTCATGTCTTGCCTTTCCAATTTTTCAATCTTTTGGACCTCTTTAGAAGTCCTTCGACCGAAATTGAAAAAGGTAAGTTTGTTGAACTAGAGAAATTTAGTTCAATGGGCAATGGTTATACATTTGAACTGGAATCCTTATTATTCTACGGAGTAGTAAGGACTGTTGTTCCAGTTTCCGAATTAAAACATTGCTCCGTATACGGCGATGATATCATAATACCATCAAAGTATGCTCATGAAGTGATTCGCCGTTTATCCGATCTCGGGTTTACGGTCAATAGCGAGAAGACCTTCTTGGCAGGAAGGTTCTTCGAATCGTGCGGCACCGATTGGTTCGACCAATTAGATGCCAGGCCTTTTTACTTACGAGGTTTCTTATCAACTTGTTCTTCGTTTTTCACGATAGATCAAGATGTTGACACTTCGCACCATGCTCTTAATTCATATCGACTGGCTGTTTTAAATAACATCAGTTTGTACGCTTTAAGACGGGGTCATGGATTGTATCGTGACCCTAGGTTCTTCGACTTATGGAAACTTGTTTTTAAACAATTACCCAGTAGTTGGAAGAAAGTTAGAGTTCCCTTCGATTTTCCTGCTCTAAGTGGCATATTTACTGACTCATCTGAGCTTAGTAACTATGACACAATTAGTAGAGATAACTCGAGAGGCTTCTATGGCTTTTATAAGCATAAAGCTTTCGTTACCCGTCCACTTTCTATCAGAAAAAGGACTTTGGGTCGATTGCTCTCTGCTTATCACGATGTCTCTAGCGTTCAAGCATGGATAGACAATCCTTACTTGTACGAAGAGCAAAAAGAGTTCACATACGGGCGTGAGCCTCGACGTGGGTATCTTATGCTACCTAGAGTAAAAACACTTAGTTCCTTTTGGACTAGTGGTTGTAAGTGGTTGAGATAATCATCCGCTTTTCCAGGCTTCCTTTGTGCCTGGGGGATGGTGCCTTAAGCATCCTCAGG